AAATGGAAGTTGTCCAAGTATATTGGTTGAACCACAGAGGACTAATTTAATACTACAGAGTGAAGATTTTAGTGATGCTTCTTGGACTAAGTCTGGTTTAAGTGTAATATCTAATTCTATAGTAAGTCCAAGTGGGTTATTAAATGCTGATAAAATAGTTGAAAGTGACTTAAATGAAACTCACGGAATTTCACAATTTCAATCAAATACATCTGCTAGAGTTAACTCAATTTTTGTAAAAGCTGGTGAAAGAAGTAGATTTATTTTATGGGCTGGTGCCTCTGGTTATATGTTTGATTTAATAAATTTGACAGTAACTCCAGGTAATAATAGCTCGTCAATTACCAGCACTAAAATAGAACCTTATGGAAATGGGTGGTATAGATGTTCAATAGTTTCATCTGCTGGACCCAACAATGATTTTAGAATATCAATAATGGATAATTTTACAAGTCCTGCATCACCAAATCCAGCTTATCAAGGTGATGGAGTTTCTGGATTATATATCTGGGGTGGTCAAAGAGAAAATGATGTTACAAATGTAACTTCTTATATACCAACAACAACAGCTGCTGTTACAAGAAATGCTGATTTAGTTAGAAAAACAGGAATTAGTGATTTGATAGGACAAACAGAAGGAACAGTGTTGATAGAGTTTAGAAATACTATAGCAGATTTTGCAGACACTATTTTTGATTTAACAGATGGAACTAATAATAATTATATTAGAATAAATAGATTATCTGGAAATAGAATTCAGTTATTGGTTACAATAAATAGTGTACTTTTAATAAATATTGTAAATGTGATTAATACTAATATTCAACCACTTAAAAAAATAGGTGTAGGTTACATAAATAACAATATTTCATTATATGTGAATGGTGTTTTAATTGGAACAAACACTACATCGAATATACCAAGTAATTTAAGTGCAATTAATTTAGGGTCTAGTATAACTAACGCAAATGTTTTCAATGATAGAATAAATAATTTAGTACTTCTTAAAACAAGATTAACTAACACTGAATTACAAAATCTAACAACATTATAATTATGAACACATACAAACTTAAATACACAGACAAAGAAACTGCAATAGCTGACTTAATTACAAAAAATGTAATTGATGAAGAAGGTAATTATCAACAAGGTATTCACGCAGTTGTTGAAATAGGTTTAATCACATTAACTGATGGAGCTTATGATGATGAAGGTAATGTAATCATAGAACCAATTTATGCTGATGGTTATCATTATGATATAATGAGTGAGGATGAAATTGATTTTGGTGATGCTAAAATTGAAGTAAATAACCCTAAGCATATGTTTGCTGGGTATTAAAAAAATAATATAAATAAATAAATTAAAATAAATGTCACAACTTATAAGTTCTTTTCCAATAGGTACAATACGTTATCAAAGTGGTTATGGTGTTCCAACACATATAGCTATTAGGGGGTGCACATACATTGATGTTAACACAGGGACCATGTATATCAACAAAAATGGTATTGTTGATTGGGCAGAATTTTTAGATAACCCAGTTGATTATATACATTTTAACACTGGTCAAACAACAAATTATAATGGTGGTGATTTATTTTGGGTTGATAATGAGAACGCTTTATCCTATAAACCATATACAACCAACAATGATGTAACAATTAATTTAGGTCAAGAAAACCTTATAAGGGTTTTTAACCAAACAGGTTCGCAAATAAACAACGGTAAAGCAGTTATAATTACTGGTGCATCATCAAACGTTGGAACGGTTTCTTTGGCTATCGCATCAGATGGAAGTAACACATTGTTTAACGTAAATGGTGTTACAACTCATGACATACCAAATAATTCTTATGGTTTTATAACACAATTTGGTAATGTTAATGATATTGATTTATCTAGTTTTCAAATAGGAGAAAATATTTATTTATCTCAGACAAATGCTGGTGATTTTGTTAGTTACAATGACTTGTATTTTACAGGTAGAACAACTGAGATTGGTAAAGTTTTAAATAATTCAACAAATGGTAGATTAAAAGTTTCGATAATTAATGAAACACCATTTTCTAATATAACACAATTAGGTTCTAACATATTAAATGCTAATACATTATCTACTGGTGTATTTGAGTTTTCAGGTATTACAATTCAAACACCAACAACATTTAATGTAAGTAATGTTAAAGGTTGGGTTGTAGATAACATAACTGACCCTATTAAACCTACGATAAGTTATGTTGAATTTAATGGTCTTAGTGGTCAGACAACACCATATTTAAATACAAACCCAATTACATATATTTTATTAACAACTGGGTCAACACTTACGCTGCAACCAACACCACCAACGCCAAAACAAAGAAGACAAAATCTATATTTAGGTAAACTAGGTCACGCAAATTTGACAACTATTATACAAGCCTTTAACGAACCAGATATTGAAGAATCACCTTTATCTCAAGTTAGGGATATGTTCCAACCAATCCGACTTATCAATAATGGTGTTTACCCTTCACCAAATGGTGCTAATTTATCATTTAACACTTCAGCTGGTTTATTGTATGGTTTTGGTATTAATTTTATTAATGATAATTTTACACCAAATACACTGAGTGTTTCAGGTCAATCGCCAACAACATTTCAATACAGAACACAGACGGGTGGTACTAGTAGTAACGTTACAGTTATTGAACCTAATAATTATGACAATGGTGGTGTAATTACAACAGTTGGTGGAGATACTAACAGGTCAACAAATCAAAGAATTTTTTTAACCCAAAATGGAACCATAAGGGTTCAATATGGTCAACAAATTTATTCTAATTTACCAGAAGCTATATCGGCTTCACAAACAGAAATATTTAATACCTTTTCAAATTTTAGAGATAACGCAATTCTAATTGGTGTTTTATCTGTTAGACATACTGCTACTGATTTATCTGACCCTAATTACGCTAAATTTTTGTTGACCTCTAAATTTGGTGAAACTATAGGTGCAGCTGGTGGTGTTTCAACTACTAACTTACAACAAGCATACAACAATTCAACCAACCCAGAAATTATAACAAATGCTATATTAGGTGCCGTACAGTTTCAAGGTGGTACTGGGTCTGATTCAGACGCAAATATTATAATTGAAGACAACGCTGGAAATCAAACTGGTTCTTGGTTGGCTGATGGTAGATTATACATTGGTGTAACAAGTGGTAACACATCAGCTAAGGTTCAGATTGATAGTACAACACAAGGTTTATTACCACCAAGAATGACAACAGCTCAGAAAAATGCAATAGCAACACCAGCTATTGGTTTGGTTGTTTATGATACTGATTTGGATTGTATTAATGTTTATGATTTACAAGGATGGAAATGTATTGGAACTGGGGTTAAACAAACAACAGGTAGTACCATTAGTTTTAAGTATTTAGAAATATATAACAGTGCAACTTCACCAGAAACTAATAATATTACTGATGATTTAACAGGAGCGAAATTAGGTGTAATACAGAAAATATATCATAATCATTCTGTTGCACCAACATTTCCAATGGGTTGGGTTCTTATTGGTGGTGAATACGTGTTATCAGAATTAAATATTATATATGCTGAATGGGCTGGTTCATCTCGTGTTGAATATTGGGTAACACAAGAACAATAAATAATAAATGAGTATGAAATATAGAACAATATTAACAACTTTAACTAAAGGTCTTCTTCCTGAAACACAAGCCATTATTGATAGAGCTGTTTTAGAAGGGTTTACTTTACCTTCTGCTTCAAAAATACGAGCTATAAATAGTCTTATAGGTCGAATGATAATTGATGGTTGGTGGGTAAAAAGGGATTTAATATTAAATTTTACTTATAATGATTTAAATTGTGAAAATTTTAGTAGAATTAATTGGAAAAACCCAACAGGAAACCTTGCAACTTTTGGAGTAGGACATAATTATTTATTAACAGGTTCACAAGGTGGTGGTATAGACACTTCTTTTGTTAACACACAATTTAATCCAACAATACATGGTATTACATATACTTTAAATGACGCAAGTAGAGAAGCTATTATTTATGCACAAGTTGCAAACGCAATGATTGACGGTAATGTTAGTTTTAATGAAACAATAAGAGTATCTACCTCTCAACCAAGTAGAATTAATAGTGGTAATAGTTCAGGTGGTTTTGATTATTTTAGCGTTACTGATGGTTATAAAGCTATACATAGGACAGCGTCTGATTTAGTTACAGGTATCAGTAAGGCAACTTCAAGCACATTAGCAACTCTTTCAACTGCGATTAGTAATGGTAATCAAACAATACATAGAGGTTCATTTTTAAATGGTACTAACACAGTATCACTTTATTCAATGGGAGCGTCAACAATTGTTGAAGGACAACTATTAAGAACAGCATATAATACATATTTAACTAAAATTGGTTTAATACCAATAGCATAAAAATAAAAAGAAAATGATAAAAACAAAAACACCAGTTAGTTACGACCCGATTAACCCTGATTTAAAAGCAATAGTTTTTGCTGAGATTACATCAGCAATTAGAAATGATAGAAACGAAATTTATACTCTTGTAATTAAAGAATGGATTGAAATTTCTTATGAACAAAGTGTACCAAATGAAAATGGTGAAATGGAAACTCAAACTTTTATAAAAAGAAAAGACGTTAGAAATCATCAAAGAGTTATGACTTTTGAAGAAGTAGATAACTTAACAGATATTTTAGACTCTATGTTTGAAATCAAAGAAATAGGAAGTTCTAGAAGAAAAAAATACACACAATTAGGACATCTTGTAATAAACAATTCGGAAAATGTTAGAGGAGTTGAGTGGGAATTATTTAACCTTACCGCTGAATTAAAAAATAAAAACATATAAACAAATATATTTATAATAAAAATAGTTTTAAATTAAAATAATATAAAAATAATAATAAAATTATGATTACATGTCCTATTTGTCCAATTATTTTGGAAAGAACTAAAAACTATTTTCTTGATATGAAGAAAATATTTACACCATTATTTATTAAAAACAGATATCACCTACACTTAGGGTTATCGTTTTTATTAACAGCACCTACAATATTATTTATGTTGTTTTTTTTAGATTTAGCCGACACTGGTTTATTTTTCCAATCTTTTGTTGGTGGATTTGGAGCTGGTTGTGTTAACTTTGCTAGAGAATGGTATTATGGGAAATATTACAATGCACCATATGATGGTACTGATGTTAACATGGGTAGCTATGGGGGTTGGTTAGGTGCCTTGCTTGTAGCGTATGTTCACACGTTGCTTTAATTATTCCCCATATAAATCTTTTTTAGGTGTACAATTTTTTTTAATCAACGTTTCAACGTATTGAAACATTTTTAACCCATTTTCTTCACAATACTTTTTAAGAAGCTCATGGGTTAAAGGTGTTATTTTTATGTTTTTATCTCTTTTCATAACGCTTTTTAAGGTAAGTATCCCAAAAGTATGAAAAAAATCATACTAAAAGTAATTATTATTTTTTAATGAGACTACTTTTGAAAAATAAAAGATATTTATTATAAAACAAAACATTAAAATTAATAATATCACTTAAAAAGTAAAAAAATATGGCAACAAAAGTGTTCGTAAGTCCAGGGGTTTATACCTCAGAAAAAGACTTATCTTTTATCACACGTCAAATAGGTGTAACAACATTAGGTTTAGTTGGTGAGACCACAATTGGTCCAGCTTTTCAACCTATATTTGTAAGTAACTATGGCGAATTCCAATCTTTCTTTGGTGGGCAAAATGCTACCAGAATTAAAGATACAGGAGCACCTAAATATGAATTACCATACATCGCTAAATCGTATTTGAGTCAATCTAATCAATTATTTGTAACTAGAATATTAGGTTTATCAGGTTATAACGCTGGTCCAGCTTGGGGTATAACACTTCAAGGTGCTTTGAATCCAGATACATTAACCCTAACCTCAAGTGGAAACACGCAAAATCCTCTTTTAACTTATACTGCTACAACAACAGGAACTTTGGTTAATGTATCATCACCTGTTGGTCTTATTCAAGATTTGTACAATGACGGAAGTTTTACCGAAGGACTTAATTTCTTAGCTTACGCAGCAACTGGTGCAACTGGTAGTGTTGATGTTCAATACAAAAAGACAGGTTCGTCTTTTTCTGGTATCTCTTTTGATTTATATGTTACACAAACTGGTACAGCAACTGGTGGTACAACAACATATATTACTGGTACAACAACAGGTGTGACAACAACATATTCTGGTTCAGCTTATTCTGATGTAGAAAACAAAATTGTTGCGTTGTTACGTTCTAGAGCTACAATAAATAACGATACTCAGTTACCTAATTTCGAAGTTAGCGCATCAACTGGTAATTTAAGTTTTAACCCAGCGTTTACTGATGCTAATATTAACGCAAATGGAGATTTTGCTTTAACTGGTGTTTCTAATACTCAAGGTGCTTTTAGTTATGTGTTATCATTTGATAGAACTAAACAAAATTACATTACTAGAGTTTTGGGTAGAGAAGCTCAAGATGGTAGTACAGCAATCTTTGTTGAGGAGTTTTACAGAAACATGTTTGTTGATTTAAACGCTAATGATAAAATATACGGTATTAACTTAAGTCTTGTTGAGTACGGACCAGATGGTCAAAATGGTGTGTTTAACGATTATTTACAACAATATCAACCAGCGGTTACACCTTATGTAGTTTCTGAATTACGTGGTAGTAACTTATTTAGATTATTTAGATTCTGGACTATTTCTGACGGTAATGCCGCTAATGAACAATTTAAAATATCAATAAGAAACATTAATTTAGATTCTGGAGAGTTTGATGTTGTTATTAGAGGATTCTTTGATAGTGATGCTCAGCCAACTGTGTTAGAAACATTTAGTCGTGTGACTATGGACCCGACTTCTAATAATTACGTTGCTAGAAGAATAGGAACACTTGATGGGGAATACCCTTCAAAATCTTCTTACGTTCTTATCGAAATGGATACTGAATCAGATACTAGAGATATGGTTCCAGCTGGTTTCGTTGGTTACCCTATTAGAGATTATCAAGAGGATGGAAATACAAATGTTGTTAACCCAAATATCGAATATAAAAGAGCTTATACCGCTTTTGAAAATAAACGTAAGTCTTTCTTAGGTTTATCAGATACTGTTGGTATCGATTCAGATTTCTTTGATTATAAAGGTATACCAGTTGGTCAAACATACAATATGTGGACAGGTCTTACAAAAGGATTCCACATGGATGTAAACGCTACTGGTGCGACAATTGACAATGTATTTGTTGTTGTTAACACTAGTGGTGATACTTATAACCCAATATTCTTATTTGATACTGGTGATGCTGCATTTAATAGTACTGCTGTTGCTCAAACTACTAACCCATATAATAAACTATTTGCACGTAAATTTACATTTGCACCATATGGTGGTTTTGATGGATGGGATATTTACAGAACAAGAAGAAGTAATTTAGATTCATTTATCATAAACAATAGTAATGGTGTTAAAGGGTTAGATTCTGGTGCCTTCACAAATAGAACATTATCTAATGGTGATTTAGGAACTAACTCTGATTACTATGCATATTTAGAGGGTATTTGGACATTTAGAAACCCAGAAGCTGTTAATGTTAATGTGTTTGCAACGCCAGGTATTGATACGTTCGACAACAGTAACTTAATTGAAGCTGCTATCGAAATGGTTGAAACAGATAGAGACTGACTCACTTTATATTCTTACAACACCTGATGTTAATTCTGGTGGTGATGTATTGTCAGCTGAAGAAATTTCAGATTACTATTCTGATGGTTCATTCGACAGTAATTTACNCTTGTACTTATTGGACCTTGGATTCAAGTAAACGATACTGAAAACAACGTTTACATTTGGATGCCACCAACAAGAGACGTGGTAAGAAACATTGCGTTGACTGACAACATTGCGTTCCCTTGGTTTGCTGTTGCTGGTATTCAAAGAGGTGATGTTGATTGTATTCAAGCTCGTAAAAAACTTACTCTTGCTGAAAGAGATGCATTATACGAAAACAGAATTAACCCAATTGCAACATTCACATCTGATGGTGTTAAAATTTGGGGTAACAAAACACTTCAAGTTAAAGAATCAGCTCTTGATAGAATTAACGTTAGAAGATTATTGTTACAAGCTAGAAAACTTATTTCTGCTGTATCTATAAGATTGTTATTCGAACAAAATGATAGTGTTGTTAGAAATCAATTCTTATCATTGGTTAACCCAATCCTTGATAGTATTAGAGCTGAAAGAGGTCTTACTGACTTTAGAGTGGTTCTTTCAAATGACCCAGAAGATATCGATAGAAATCAACTTACAGGTCAAATATTCTTGAAACCAACTAGGGCTTTAGAGTTTATTCAACTTGAGTTTGTTATCATGAATACAGGTGCTTCTTTTGATAATATATAATCATTAAATTAATAAATAAAAAACCCTCTTAATAGAGGGTTTTTTTATATGCTATATTGCCGCAATCATAAATTCTATATATTTTTCTATCTAACATAATTTGATGTTCGGTTTTATTTGGGTTAAAACCTTTTTTTATTAGTATTGATTTTCTGTAACCAAATCTATATTCTCTTCGATTATTGATGATATACCAATAATTTGGTTGTGAGTTATGGGTTTTAGTAAAGTTTAATTTATCGTATAGACCACCTTGACTCCATCTTCTATCAGCGTAGCTAATTATTTCTTTTGGGTCGTAGGTTTTGATAAAATATTTAAGTAATTTATCTGCACCACCAATAACAATAGTTTCTAATTTATTACAAAATCTAAGCAATTCAAATTGATTTGAATTACCTCCTAGGGCTATTCTACCTTTGCCAAACGTCATTAAACTGACTAACTCATTATTATAAAATAACCCTATTTTAATACTACTATTTACGTTACCTTGAATATGGTTTTCATTTAAAAATTTTTTTGAAGTTTCAATATCTATTTCTTTTATAACACATTTTCTAGCAAATATTTTGTTTGGTGTTAAACCTAACATATTTTTTAATCTAGATTTTACAATATCTTGTTTGTATAACCATTCATCTTCAAAAATATGGATTAACTGAATACCTTGTTTCTCACACATTTCAGTTTTATTTAAATGGTAGTTAGACGGTTTATTTATTTCACTATGCCAATATAAACCGTTGTATTCAATTGCCACATTATGTGATGGTATAAAAATATCTAATTCTAGTGGTGGTATTATTTTTCTTGAATTATTAATTGTGTTTATATTTAAACTTTTAATAAAATCACTTATCATTATTTCGTTATAATTGTATTTAAAACCACATTTTTGACAACCACAACCAGTTAAATGTACTTCTGGTGTTTGTTCAAATTCACCATGTTCTTTACATTTAATTTTAACACAATCTTTACAATTTTTATATTCAACTAAAGAATAATCATATTTATCACCATGGACAAGTTTAGCTTCGCTTATGAACTGTTCGGTTGTTTTTGTCTTTTTTTCTATTATTGATAATCCCTTACATTTTGGACAACCATTTCCATTTAAGTGGTTGTTTGAATTTTGTTCAAATTCACCATGAATTGGACATATAATTTTTATTTTATCGTTGGATTTATTATAACTAACCAAGGAATAATCGTATTTATTATTGTGTATTTTTTTTGCTTGTTTAATAAATTCTTGTGTTGTTTTATTTCGACCAACACAATTTGGACAACCGTGACCTTTTTTATGTGTATCATAAGTCTGCTCAAAAACACCATGTTTTTTACATATTATTTTTAACGAAGTTTTTTGGTTAACATAATTGACTAAAGAATAATCGTATTTATCACCATGAACACTTATAAAATCATCAATAACTTCTTCATTTTTTTTATTTTTACCAACACATTTTGGACATCCATGTCCTGACATATGTGCACTAGCTCTTTGTTTAAATTTACCATGCTTTAAACATGTTATATCAATTTCAGAATTAGCGTTTAAATAAATAGAATTAGAATAATTATATTTATTATTGTGAACCTTATTAGATAAGTTTATAAAATCTTCTTTTGTTAATTTATAATTTGCTGAACATTTTGGACAACCCTGTTTTGAATTTATGTGTTTGTCTGGAGTTTGTTCAAATTCACCATGAATCGAGCAAATAATTTTAACTTTAGTTTTATTATTAATATAATTAACTAAAGAATAATCATATACATTACCATGCACACTATTACATTTTTCTAAAAAATTATTTATTTTTTTCATAATACAAATATACTAATAAATATAACATAAGTCAATAAAAAAAATAAATTTTTGTTATTATGAACGCTGGTGCATCTTTTGATAAAATATAATCATTAATATGAAAGATTTATTTTTTTAATTTATATAATATTTATTATAAAACAAATATGAAACTTATTATAACAGAGTCACAATTTAATAAACTTATATTAGAAAAAGATAATAACGATTTTTCCTTTGACAAAGAAACAGTATTAGCTTTCGCTAAAATAATTGGTTTAACGCTTAAGGGACAAAACGAATTTTCAGGCTCTAGAGCTATTAAAAACAAAAATACCATATCAACAATACTTTCAGTGTTAAAAGACCCTAATAAACGAGAAGAAATGGTTAAGGATTTAGAAACCAAAGGTCTTTCAATGGCAAATGACGTAATTGTTAAAAATTCTGAAAAAATAATATCAAATTTTAATAAACACGCTGAAGAAGTTGGTATTGATGATAGGTTAACTTTAAAGATGTTGTTAAACAATGTTTTAAGAAAATAATAGGTGTTTTAACTTTAAATAAGATATTTATATATAAAATCAAAAGTAATGGGTAAAAAAATTAAACTTACAGAAAGACAACATAAATTAATAGTTAATAAATTAATTGAAGAACGTTTAGGTGAAGGTGAAACTTTAGATGAAGGGTTTTGGGATTCAGTTAAATATGGTTTATCCAAATTAGGTAGATATAAGGCTGGTGGTAAAATATTCGGTAAAGGTAATGTTGACCAAGAAGCTGCAAGAAAAATACAACAAATCATTGACAAAGAAGGTAACGAAATGATTAGACAGTTGGATACTAAAATTAGAGAAGAAAACCCAGATTTTCCAAATAATAAGAACCCACAACAATTTTTATCAACAGTTACTGAAATAGCGGCTGTTTATGATTCTATTATTGGTGCGACTAAAATTAACCCAAATGAAAAAGGTTATATGCCAATTGACGCTGCTAATGGGATTATTAATGATTTAAGAGAGTATATTAAAAAATTCTTAGATGTTGATTTAACTGCTGTTTATAGTGGTTTTAATGAAGGTGAAGAGTTAAACGAAGCGGACCCATTGGATGCTGGTGATGTTAGAGCTGGTTTACAATCTAAAAGAGGTGAAGAGGGTAGTGAAGATTTTTCTAGTACTAGAATGGATACACTTAAATCTAATAAATTACCATTGGTTTTAGCGGGTGTTGGTGCTTCATTGGGTGCTTTAGGTTGGGTGGCTCAAGCGGAATGGTTTAAAACATGGTTAGAATCATTGTTGGGTGCCGATAAAACAATCACAAATACAAAAGACATTATTAACAATATTAGTGGGGGTCAACCAGACTCTAAAGGTTTTGTTAATTGGGCTAGTAAAATTATGGGTAAAAACATAACTAACGCTTCAGATGTTCAAGAATTTATAAACAAATTTGGTGCTGAAAATGTTAGTCATATGTTTGATGGTAATGGTGCTGGTGATTCAATGTCTCAGATTAACAAATTACAAGAACTTATTAATTCTAACCCTAACGCTAGTGTTGGTGAGATGTTTAATAAAGCTGACCAAACTTTTGGTGATATGAAAGGTGGTAGAAACCTTTTTGGTATTTCTAAAGCAGCATCATTTTTTGCAACCACTGTTACTAAACAAATTAGCAAAACACTTGTAAAAGGTACTGGAACAGCTTTGGCTGGTACTTTAGCTGGTTTAGGACCAATTGTTGCTGGTGTTGGTATTGGTTTAATAACAACTGGTGCCCTTGTTAAATTAATTAGAATGAAAGGTCAAAAATCATCTAGAGCAGCAACACTTAACGCACTGTATCAATCTATGCGTAATATTGAAGGTGGAACTGGTATTGTAGAACCAACTGGTGACGAAACTGGAACACAAGATGGTGAAGCTGGTGCTGGTAATAAGCAAGGTGGTGTATCTCCTGAGACAAAAACAAACTTGTATAACAATCTTAAGAGTCTTTTCCAATTCATTGTAAACAACAAAAACACAATGGGTACCAAAACACAATATAACACTGGTACTGGTGGAGCATCTGCTCAAGCACCATTGGCTGAAGGAAAATATATTAAAGATAAAAGAGTTATCCAATACTTAACAAAATCATTACCTTTTGACAAAGTTAAAAATTTTGAAGATTTATTAAACAGAGTTGAAATCATAAGAAACACAATCAAAAAAATGGGTGGTACTACAGGTGATAAAGCAATAGATGGTTTTTTAAAACAGTTGGATTCAAACCCAATTATGTTAACCAACTTTGCTCAATTAACAACCGTTGACCCTAACAACCCTCAAGAAGTTAACCAATTATTAGCATTTATTAAAGAAACGTTATTATCAGTATATTCTGGTAATTACAAATTTGGTAGTATGGTCGATAAGATGTCTACTTTAGGTGGTGGAAATATCAATAAAGTAACTGAAGAAGATATTGATGAAGCAGCTGGTTATTCAGCGGCACAACCTAATAAATCTTTTATGAAAGATGCAAATAGTAGAACAACATTTAAAAACAATCTTGTTAAATTTTTGGGTACCGCTATGAATATGTTCCAATATTTACATAAAACACAAGGTGGTAATATTGCTAGAAAAGATACATCTAACAAATATACTGCACCGCCAAGTAGAAAACAAACTCAAGGGAGTCAACAAGTTCAAAATCAAGCTGCTCCAGCACCAGCTAAAAGAATTAAAAAGGCTGGTAAAACAAATCCAAGTCAAGTAACAATGACATTAGAAGAAAATGTAAAATTAAAAGAAGAAATTCAAAGAATTAAAAAAATCATGTTAAGTTAAAAAAAAATAAAATGGCCGATATTAATCGGTCATTTTCATTTTAAAACAAATACTACCACAATCATATATTCTATATAATTTTCTTTCTAACATTATATCATGTTCTGTTTTGTTTTTATCAAAACCTTCTTTGACCAATATGTCTTTTCTATAATTAAATCTATTTTCCCTTTTATCGTTAACCAAATAAAAATAATTTGGTTTTGTGTTATGTGAAAAAATAAAATTTAATTTATAATATAAATCACCTTGACTCCATCTTCTGTCAGCGTAACTAATTATTTCTTTTGGTTTATAGTGTTTAATAAAATGTTTAAGCAACTTATCCGCACCACCAATTATTATATGGTTGGATAAATTACAGAATCTAAATAATTCATATATATATTCATTTGATTTATTTCCTAGATTTTTCCTTAAACCACCAAATGTCATAAGACTAACCAACTCATTATTATAATACAAACCTAATCTAACTTTAGAATTAATGTTGCCTTGTATATGGTTATTTTCTAAAAATATTTTAGCTTCTTTAGGTATAACTTCTTTTATAACACATTTTCTAGCATATATTTTATTTGGTGTTAAACCTAAAATGTTTTTTAATCTAGATTTCACAATATCTTTTTTAAATAACCATTCATCTTCAAATATATGAATTAATTGAATATTTTTACTTTGACATAGTTCAGTTTTATTTAAATGATAATTTTTATCTTTATAAACTTCAGAATGCCAATATAACCCATTAAATTCAATTGCAACATTTTTTGATGGTATAAATATATCTAATTCATAAGGTGATATTATTTGTTTTGAATTTTCAATAATATTTATGTTTAAAGATTTAATAAATTCTTTTATTTCATCTTCCGTTTTATTATAAACCAAACCACATTTTGGACAACCTTTACCATTTAAATGGTCGTTGGGTATTTGTTCAAAAACACCATGTTCTTTACAAGTTATCTTAATTTTACTTTTTGAATTAATATATTCTGTTTCAGAATAATCATATTTGTTATGTAAAATACACGCTTTATCTATAAATTCTTTAGTTGTTAAATATTTATCTTTTTCTTTACATTTTGGACAATTTTGTTTGTAATGGTTATTTGGTAGTACACTAAAAACACCATGTTCTTTACATATAACATCTACTTTTGTTGCAGAATCAATATAGTTAGTTAATGAATAATCATATTTATCACCATGAATTTCTTTTGATTTTTTAACAAAATATTCTGTGTTAACTTTAGGATTTCTAGTACACTCATTACAAGAATTTTTACCCCTTAAATGTTCAGACGGTGATTGATGGAAAAATAAATTATGTTTATTACATTTTATTTTTATTTTTTTTGTAGAATCAATATAATCAATTTCTTCATAATTAAATTTATCACCAAATTTAATCATAGCTTTATTTATAAATTTTTCTTTTTTATCCATTTTTTTTTAAGTTTCAGATATTTATTAGTAAATAACATAATAGTATACAAATATACTAATAAATATAATAAAAAACAAGAAATTATGGCTGATTTATTAATGAAAATGCCCTTACCATACGAACCTAAGAAAAAGAATCGTTGGTTAATTACATTCCCTGCTGATTTAGGTATCCAACAATGGTGGTTATCTTCAGCTTCTAGACCTTCAATAACACAAAGTGAGGTTGAGATTCCTTTCCTAAACACATCTACATGGGTTATTGGTAGATTTACTTGGGAAGCAATTGACGTTACATTCCGTGACCCAATTGGGCCTTCTGCTACTCAAGCAATTATGGAGTGGGTTCGTCTTCACTCTGAATCAATAACAGGTCGTCAAGGTTATGCGGCTGGTTATAAAAGACCAGTTGAGCTTGAAATGCTTGACCCAACAGGTGTTGTTATTGAAAAATGGTTACTTGATGGGACTATGCTTACAAATGTAGGATTCGGTGACTTATCATTTGATGATGACGGTATCGCTGAGATTACAGCAACACTTAGATTTGATAGAGCAATATTGCTTTTTTGATATTATATTGATTATCAAATAGTTACAAATTTTTACAAAAATTGCTTCATCAAATCATTGACTTATAAAATTCTTTTAGTATATTTGTGTATAACAGATATATTAAAAGAATTTTTTTATGGTAAAATGTAAAAATTGTGGGTTAGAGTTTGAAACGTTAGATTCACTGCGTAGACATAATAGTCAAAAACATAATATAAACGCCGAACAAACATATATTGATTATGTTTTTAACGGTGTTAAACCTATATGTAAATGTGGTTGTGGTGAAAAACCAAAATACTTAGGTATTGACGCTGGTTTTAGAGATTATATTAGAGGGCATGCTGCTAGGGTAAATAATAATTGGGGACATAATGCAGAAGCTATAAAGAAATCACATGAAACACAAAAGAAAATGTACGCTAGTGGTGATTTAAAAATATGGAATAAAGGTTTAACTATAGAGGATTGGCGAGTAAGAGATAATATCAATAAAATAATGTCTAACCCAGAGCGTGGTAAAAACATATCTAAAAAATTAAAAGACGTACCTAAATCTGAGGAACACAAAGAAAAAATAAAGATAGCTGCTAATATTAGATGGTCAGATGAAAGTGAACGTGAAAAACAATCACATAGATTAATTTCTCATTTAATTAAAAATAATTATAGAAATAAAAAAACAAAATTAGAAAAAAAGTTTCAAGCTATAATAGAAAATTTAGGTTTCATTGAAGACGTGGATTTTATATATCAAAAACAAATTAGTTCTGCTATTTTTGATTTTTATTTTAAAGATAAAAACATTCTAATTGAAGTCGATGGTGATTTTCATCATTGTAACCCAAATAGTGAACATACAATACCAAAGTATCCAATTCAATTGAAAACAGTTTTGAATGATATTAGAAAAAATAGGATAGCTGAAAATAAAAATATAAAATTATTAAGATTTTGGGAAACAGATATCAACAATAATTTAGATGGTGTTGTAGAAATCTTAAAGAAAGAATTATTATAATGTATTTGTTTATACAAAAAAACACTTAGTGTTCATGGTGCAACACCAGAAATAAAAAAAGATATGTTTTTAACTATGTCTGAAAAATTAAAAAACACAGACATACCAAAATTACAATCGTTTGGACAATCTTATTATATGATTGAAAATTCAATAGGAAGTAGAAATGAACTTGGTGATACTAACGATTTTATTAACCATGTGAAAAGTCAAGGCGGACTACAATAGTAAATAAAAAACCTCATTATGAGGTTTTTTTTTATTTACAAAAAAAATTATTTTATTATATTTATTTTTAAACAATAATACAAATAAAAAGTTTTATTATGTCAGATATTAAACCAAATGTTTTCCCAAACAATCAACCACAAAAACCTAATTTAACAGAAGATGAAAAATTAGCAGCTTATGAAGCTGAAAAAGTCATGGTGACAAATGAAATATACTCATCTCAATTTCAATCGGACACACCGTATGAGCATATGACGGCGGTTGAACAAATGAGAATTAGAACAGAAAATCAGTTAAAACAGAAACAAGAAGCTGGTTTGGTTAAAGACCCTTCGTTGTCTGAAAAAACCACTACTAGAGTTTACAAACAACCAACAAAAGAAGATACTTATAACGAACAGATGCGTCTTAGGGATGAGCAATTAAAAAAGAACGTACAACAAACTCAAAATTATCAACGTTTGTCTGAAGAAGCTATGGGTAGAAATAAAGAATATTACGAACAAAAACCTATGGAAACACAAAAACCCTATCAACCACAACCTAGCAGTCCAGCAATTGTAAATAACAATAATTATCAAGCTGAACCTAAAACACAATCTATTGACCCTTATATTTTTGAGTTAAGTCAACCTAATTATAATGCACCATTTGATGTTATTCCATTACCATCTAAGGGTAAATTATATAGAAATAAAAAAGCTAACGTTAGATTATCTTTTATGACCACTGCTGATGAAAATATACTTACTAGCCCTAATTTACTTAAAAGTGGTGAATTTTTGGAGATACTTATCAATAGAAAATTACTTGAAGCGGATTTGAGATACAGGGATTTATTACCAGGGGACCGTAACGCAATCATGATTTGGCTTAGAGCAACAGCATATGGTGAAATGTATCCAATAACAATTTTAGATGAAAATGATGAACCATTTGACACTGAGATTAATTTAAATGAATTAAAAACCATTGATTTGACTGTTGAACCAGATGAAGACGGTTTATTTTCTTTTACAATGCCAATTAGCAAAGCTAATATTAGGTTTAAATTATTAACATGTGGTGATGTTGATGATGTTGAAAAAATGCTTGAAAAAGATACACAAAATAATATCCCAGTTAATAATGCGAACACTTATAATTTAGAAAAAATGATTGTTGAGGTTAATGGTGATACAAACAAAATGATGATTAGAGATTTTGTTAATTATATGAGAATAGCTGATTCTAAATCTTTTAACCAATATGTTGATTCGATTGACACTGGTATTGATTTAGATATCGAGGTTGGGACTCCTGGAGGTGGGTCCGTAAAAACCTTTCTTCCGCTTAACGTCAGATTTTTTTGGCCTGACATCAGAGTATAAACCAATGGTATTACAAGAGACGTTTATTCTTATACAAAAACTGAAAACATCTTATATTGATGTTATGACAATGCCTGTTTATGAACGAAGATTTTTTATAAATATGTTATTGAAACAACATGAGAAAGAACAAGAATATATAGAAGAAAATAAAAATAACGGAACAAATAATTCAAATGCAAAAGGTAATAGAAAAACAAAAATATCTGGTGACGCTTTAAAAAATAAAATGTCTAGTGGTGAAATACCGTTAAAATAAAAAAATCCCCAAAAATGGGGATTTTTGTTTTATAAGATATTTATAATAAAAAACTTTAATTATGCGAAAAAAGATAATAATA